AACATATATGGTAGATATTGACGAGACGATTTGTATTACTCCTAAGATTGATGGTAAGCCGCATTATCATTTAGCAGAACCTATGCAATATCGTATTGATATGATTAATCAATTGTACGATGATGGTAATACTATCATCTACTGGACTGCACGCGGATCTTCATCTGGTATAAATTACCTAGAGCTAACTCAAAAGCAATTATCTGAATGGGGTGTAAAGGCACATGATGTTCGGGTCGGTAAGCCATCCTATGATATCTGGATTGATGATAAAGCATTTAGCGATAAAGCCTTCTTTGATAAATAGCTCTAGTAATACTAGGAGCAATTATGCCAACTATTAATCTAGATGACGTAGAAGACTTTGAAACTGATTTTGATTTTGGTTTCACCACAGCCTCTGAATCTGATTTCAAGGCGCGTGAGAACGTTGTTGCACAGCAGGTAGAACAACAACTATCTTCAGAAGCTAATACCAAGGTACTAAAGCTGTATAAGATGGTATTGCCTCTTCTTAATAATCTCATGAAAGATGCTGATACCAAGGAATATATCTATTGGCCTTCTCGTAAGACCAAGATCCAGGAGTTTATGACTAAGCTCCAAGATGTAGTTAATTCATAGGAATAATATATGTCTAATTGTGATAATGACACCAATAGCCAACTTAAGAGTTTACATGCTCGATTAGATAGAGTCGATAGTGATCTTAGATCACATCATGCTGCTCAGTATCTTCAAGCCATAGCATTTTTAGCTAATCCAGTGACTGCTGCTCAAGGTGCTATTATGGCAGCTCAGTTTGCATCTAAAAAAGCCTTTAACAAATTAGCAGATTCTTTGCCTGGTTTAAAAGAATTTAAACAACTACAGCATTTAGAATCTGCTGCATTAGTAGATGGTCTAGGAGATTACCTATCAGATGTTGCTGTAGGAATGGCAGCAACAGCAGAAGATCAACTTGGAACTTATATACAACAAAAGTTAAATGCAGAAATTGCTTATATTAATGCTATTCAAGAAAATGCAATTGCTGCTGTAACAGATCCACTTCTTGCTACTCTTAATGAAGCTACAACTTCTGTAGATAATGTTAATAAATCAATTGGTGCTATACAGAAGTTTCTAAAGACACTATCTGATATTTCTAGTTGTCAAACTGAAAACTCAGTACAGAAAGCAGCAGATGCTGGATCTTCTTCAAATCTTTCTGCAGAACAAAAATCTGCAATTAGTGCAGCCACAAAGGGTTAACGTGGTTTCCAGTTTAGTAACTGCAATCCAGCTGGGTATGTTGCTGCAGAAGGATTAGGACAGGTTCGAACATCTCCGCGTTGTTCTTTTATACTACCATCAAATGATACGTGCGTCCAAATTTGTGACGTACCATATTCAAGTATGAGCTGATCAAAAGCCACGTTGTCACGAATCCATTTAGCAATTTCTAGCATTGTAGCAGGATCGGTACTCTTAATACCATATGTAATATCTACAGCTTGGCCTCGGTCATGCTGGCTTTTACCAGAGCCATGTCTAAACGCAGAATTGATTTGAATATTTCCATATTTTTTTCTAATTGGTTCTAACACATTTTGCGCCAGTAGTGCTAAATTAGCAGCAAGTTGAGCTTTAGTCTTACCTGCTTGAGCTCGTATTGGATAATCAAATACAGGTCCTGGTGCAGTTAAATGTGATAGCTTATAATTTTTAGATAATGGTAATTTATCAGAAATGCTTACTTCTGGTAGATTTTCAATACCATTTGTACTTCCGAGTGGCGATACTTTTTTGAATGGAGACGTATCAGCAGGGCCTGCGGCAGATGGTGCTGTCTTAAGAGCATCAGCTTCTTCTTGTGTAATTCTTCCAGCAGCAACGGCTTCATTAATAGCAGTACTGACTGATTCAGCATCATCATCTAATCCTTGAACTATACTCTCAACTATAGATGGTGCAGTAGTAGATTCTCTAGTTGGTGCTGTTCCTAACCCAGTCTTTTTGGCAATTGCTACTGTATTGGATGATGCAACATTTGCAGATTGCTTTATATTTGATGCTATTACTGGAGCATCTATAGCAACAACAGCACTTGATTTAAAAGTAGATTTTACAGTAGAAGCTATAGTAAGACTAGAACCAGAATTAATGCTTACATTTGCACCTGCAGCCTGACCAATGTTTTTGCCTGCATACATACTAGTATTTGCAACAGATCTTGTATAAAGATTGTTTGCAGAATAAACATTTATATCACCAGAAGTAGTTTCTAAACTTATAGATTTAGCTTTCAATCTAAAGTCTTCATTTACATTCATTTCTACTCTGCCACCAACATTTAGGGATACGTCATTAAGACATGTAATACTCATGTTTCCTTTGACATATATGTTTTGGGAACCTTCAATATAGATATTATCATCTTGAACTACAATTTGAAAGTTATCACCAATGACTTTAACGACTCTACGACCATCTTCAGCAATTTCTTGATACGTTCCAGATTTATGATAATCAAATAGTCTTTCATGTCCTGGAGTATCATCTACTTCCTTAATATGACCAGACATAGATTTATATGTATGAACATATGGATAAACACCTCTAAAAGCTAGAGGTGGTTCAGTTCCTACAGGAGTTGTATACACGGCCCCTGGTTGTGTTGGTGAAATATCAGTTACAGCAGTTGGATCTGTTATTGTAGCTACTGGTGTTGCTAAATTGGCAGTTAAAGGCACTTCAATAGGATTTACAAGCGTAGCAGCTAAAGTTTGTGCAGTATCTAATTCTACCTTTTCATCATATGTTAATGCCGTAGTTGTTATAGACGATGCACTATTAGCAGTATATAATTTACCAAGAGCACTGAAGCTATCTAATAGTGATATTGCGCCATCTATTTCAGAGAATAAACCGCTAGTCTTTGCTTCTAATGAAGTAGTAAATGCTGTTACTTTTTTAAGAAATGATGATAAACTCATTATGCTGATTTAACCGTTTCTTTTCCAGTAGATCTTAAAGGCACACCTGATCCAGATAAAGATTCAAGAGCAGTTTGGGCCGCGGCTATTCTTTTAGGCAAAGATTTAGTACCTTCAGCACCAGCTCTTTCAAATTTTTGCATCCAAATAGTAGTAGCCTGATTTAAATCTGTGGTTGTTTTTAGAGCTGTGACGGCGGCTTTTTCTGAACTCTTTAATTCTGTTAGAAGATAAGAATAATTATGATCATCTGTAGCTGCAGTAGTTGTTATATCAACATTAAACACTTGCTTGACATGATTAATAAAACTTGTCAATCTAGGACCACGCCATTGTGCCCATCCATAAGTAGATGTTCCAACTTGAGGCGCTGGACCTGTTGCACCACCAAATCTAATATCAGGCTTAACTCCGGATTCTACATATAGATTTCCAAGAATTGCAGAAGCTTGAATCTTAGTAAGACCCAAATCTTGCATAAGCTTATTTCCAATAGCACCAGCCTTTGTTGGATATTCTTTTGCTAATTGTCCTAGGCTTTTTGGCGGGAATAATGTTTCTTGTACTTTGTTTATCTCGTTTTTTACTGCAGCGGACACCGTGAGACCAATATGACCTATACCTAAAGCTATAGATCCTAACACAAATGGTATTTGACAATCTTCACCATCTGCAAAGAATCCAAAGACTTGGCTTCCAACAAGAAGACCAGTAGGAGAAAATCCAATGCCAGCAAATCCAGCAGAGGTTACTGGTTGAATTGGTACAGCCCAAGGCAAGTCTTCATCTTTTACTAAAGATGTATCTTCAGGATGAATCCCGTGAACTCTTACTCTGACACGCCCAAGAGTTGCCGGATCGTTAATGTCTACAACTCTACCAAAAAACCAGACAAAGCCGTTCATTCCCATAAATTCTGTTTTATTCATTTTTTCATCCCAATATCTTTTGCATTATTTAAATATGAAGTTTCAGCTGGTTTGGGTATATCTGGATTATCAGTAGATATAACTGGTTCAGAATATCCATTCTTAAACATATCGTATGTACACATGTATGTTTCTGGAGTAAGTTTGTGATGAATTGCAGTTACCATAAAATATCCAGATAGATATCTATCTGTTTTTCTTCCAGTTTTATCATTGACAGAAGCTGTAACACCAGATATTTCTGGCAAGTTTAGTATGATTACATCTCCTGCGCCAATAGTAGTATCGCCATATACATCGCATCTAAACATGTTCTGAACAAATCGGGTCATATACGAAGCTCTAGAAGCATAGATCTTTTCTAAAAATGTATCAGGTTGCAAAGTATCTTTTGGTATAAAGAATAGTTTTGTATGTCTTTGTGGCGGCGTTTTGTCCTTAAGAAGTCCAAAAAGACCTAAAATTGTAGGAGGATCTTTTGGTTCTGTAGTTACAGACTTCATAAAGTCTATACTATTTTCAGGATAAGATCCTTGAGTAAGAGTTTCTGATTGGCCTAATGTATTTAAATTAGTATAATTATCCAAAAATTTATGCACATATGGTTCTGATCTAGCCGAAGCATTTAGAAAATCATAGATCAATGCTTCGCTTTCAAAATATCCACGGTGTAATTTTTCTAGAGTATTAAATTTATGAAGCTGAACCATATTCAATAGTGTTTTAAATATTCCAGTTGGATCGTGTTTCCCATTTGCTTCTGTTACTGGAATTTGGGCTTGATTATAATAATAAGTGTATCGCTTTTTGTCTTGCTCAACTCTCTTTTTGCCTTGATATATTAAGTATTCAATATCGCAAAAGTTAAATCCATCTTTATTTTCAAAGAATAGATATGTTCCAGATGTAAAAATTTCTGCTGCAATAGATCGTTTTGCAAAGAAGTCCATAGTCTCTAATGGAGTCAATCTAGGAACAACTATGTTTTGAGGACCCATTGTTGGTTGTATTTGTAGATTCTTTTTCTTTTTACCGTTTTCTAATTCTTGATCAAGTTTAAGATAATCTTTAGCAATAGTTTCAACCATTGTGCTAATTTGCTGATTTGAAAATCCTCTTTGAACAAGAGTTACTGCATCGATTAATGCTTCTTCAGAACAGAATTTAATACTATAACTTCTACTTGTAAGATTGCTATCAATTTCTATTTGACTTATAGAATATAATGAAAATCTCCTAAAAATTTTAGGATCGTCACCTACTCCATATGAAATTTCAATAAATTCTTCACCGACAATTGGAAAGCTTTTATTTTCATCTTTAGACATTCCTCCAAAACCATTCATAAGATTTATGCCATCTTTTATGGTCAATACTCCGCTAAGAGTCTTGGCAAATATATCTTCATATATTGAAATATCTGTTACTAAACTGGAAATATTAAAGGTTCTCTTTCCATCTACATTTTTTAAAATGACAGAAAAAGATGATAAAGATCCATAACCACGATAGTTATTAACTTCTGAACCGCTACTAGCCATTCATAGTTTCTTTCAGTTGCTTTTCTAATGAAGACAATATCGATCTATCTAAAATTTTAATATACCTTTTATTTTCATTTAAGTCACTTTCATATTGATATGCATCTATAGCTAACCATATTGCTGGATCCATTGTTCCATATGCATTAATCTTTATGTCTTCATCTATAGTAACTTTAGTAAATTGATATCCATTAACAGCAGGGCTGTATACGCTTGCTAAGATATATTCATTTGTGTAAATATTAACATAATAATCTAATGGCTTTTTCTTGTAATACACGGTTTCCGATAGAGCTTCTGCTCTACTACCGTATTTTTGAATTATGAAGCTTTCAAATTCTATAGTGTTTAGAGGCCATTCATAATATGGATCTATGATATTATTAGTTAAGTATATAATCCAAACATAATTTGAATCACCATAATAATCATAAGCTAGTCCATCTGCTGTTTGTCCATCTTTTATAGTATACGGATAAAAGAATGACGCATTGTTCTTAATATTATCTAAAATCTTAGATCTCAAAGTAAGATTTACGGCAGTTGAGCCATTATAATTTATTTTTTGGAATGCATTAAAATATGTTTGTGTCATGCCGCACCCGCCTGAGCAACTCCAAATGCTGCATTCTTTGTTTGTTGTTCAACACCTCTTTGATATGCTGTAATAGCGTCATCTACTATATCTTTACCAGTAACAAAATCTTCAACTACTACTTTATCATAATCTGTTGCATCTACAATGTAGCGTTCTACAAACTTTACAGTTAGATCTGTTACTACTGGTGTATTATCAGTAAAAAATGATGGGTGACCATCACTGTCATATTTTACACTTATATCAGATATAAAACATCCAAGATCACTCATTTTTATAATATCAGGAAAAAACTTAATTTTAGCTATGCTTGGATATGATAATGAAAACTTATTACTTTGGGATCCTGTTTTACGTGGAAGACCATTTATTTTAAGATCCCAGATAATATCTTTAATTCTTTGACTCTCAGTGCCGTCCTTTGGAATCAATCTCCATGTGAAAGTATGTTCTCTTAAACTAACTCCCTGAAAAGTCAATGTAATATTTGGATTGTTTATAGTTCCAGATGTTAATTCTATAGCTGCCTTACCTGCGTTAGCTGGTAAGCCGACCATTCCCGCAGCCAAATCTGCACCAAGACCTAATGCAGTTCTAGCCAATGCAGAACCACCATATTTAAGTTTATCTCCAGCAGAACTAGCGCCACTCAATATTCCGCCGCCAATTGCAGCACCCATCACTTGTTG